CTGGTGCAATAGCTGCGTCAGATCGAATTGGAGCTGAATGGTTCGCACCAGCAGGTTTAAATAGAGGTGTATTAGGAACTGTATTAGAAGCTAAAACAAGATTAAATCAAGCTGAAAGAGATGAATTATATGAAGGTAGAGTAAATCCAATCGCAACGTTCCCAGCAACAGGAGTTTGTATTTGGGGTCAGAAAACACTTCAAGTAAGACCAACAGCATTAGATAGAATTAATGTTAGAAGATTAATGATCGCAGTTAAGAAATTTATCGCAAGTTCTTCTAAATATTTAGTATTTGAACAAAATACAATTCAAACAAGAAATAGATTCCTAAACATTGCAAATCCATTCTTAGAATCAGTACAACAAAGACAAGGATTATTTGCATTTAGAGTAACAATGGATGAAACAAATAACACACCAGATGAAATAGATAGAAATAGATTAATTGGTGCAATATTTTTACAACCAGCTAAAACAGCAGAATTTATAGTACTTGATTTCAATATTCTTCCAACAGGAGCAACATTTGGAGATTAAAAATTAAGAAAAACTTAAAAAGCTTATATTTATAACTGAACAATAAAAACAAAATAAGAAGATGGCAATATTAAACACAAACGAAATGTTCTACACAGCATTCGAACCTAAAGTACAAAATAGGTTTGTAATGTTTATTGATGGAATCCCAGCATTCCTAGTTAAAAAAGTAGGACGACCAAACATATCATTTGGAGACATAACTCTTGATCACATTAACGTGAAAAGAAAATTAAAAGGAAAAGCGGATTGGCAAGACATTACAGCTGAACTTTATGATCCAGTAACACCATCAGGTGCTCAAGCAGTAATGGAATGGGTTCGTTTGTCACACGAGTCAGTTACAGGTAGAGATGGTTATTCTGATTTCTATAAAAAAGACATTAGATTTAACGCTTTAGGTCCTGTAGGTGATGTTGTTGAAGAATGGATTTGTAAAGGAGCTTATTGTAAAGCAGCTAACTTTGGAGAATTTGATTGGAGTTCTGAAGCACCAGCAAACATCTCACTTACTATTAGAATGGATTACGCCATCTTAAATTACTAATAGTAATAAATTATATAAAAAGAAAGCGCCTAATTTGGCGCTTTTTTTATTTCTCTATATATGTATATCTGAACTAGTTTTAATAAAATAAATAACGTTATGGAACAAACACAACAAAAACCCCAATTTCCTACTGAAGAAGTAACATTACCTTCAAAAGGATTACTTTATCCTGAAGGACATCCTTTAAAATCAGGAAAAATCACAATGAAATATATGACAGCTAGAGAAGAAGATATCTTAACTAATCAAAATTTCATTAAAAATGGCACAGTAATTGATAAATTACTAAAATCACTTGTAGTCGATAAATTTATAAATTTAGACGACATGTTAATTGGTGATAAAAATGCTATATTAGTAGCTGCACGTATTTTAGGATATGGTAGTGAGTATACTTTTAAAGCACCTCACCCAGAAACAGGTGAAGAAGAAGAAATAACAATAGATTTAACTGAAGCTGACGATAAACCTTTTAATGAAGAATCTTTTAATGGTGATAATGAATTTGAATTTCAATGTCCTCATTCAAAAGTATTACTTACATTTAAACTTTTAACTCAAGGTGATGAGAAAAAAATTGAAAATGAGATAAAAGGACTTAAAAAAATAAGTAAACTTAATACAGCAAATTTAACTACACGTCTTAAACATTTTATTACTTCAGTTAATGGTGATAGAGATATTAAAACAATTAGAGATTTTGTAGATAATCAATTTTTAGCACGAGATTCAAGAGCTTTTAGGGATTATGCTAAAGAAATTATGCCAGATATAAATTTAAAATTTGATTTGCAATTTAATGATGGGACAGTTGCAGAAGATATAATGCTTCCCATTAGCATTAACTTTTTTTGGCCTGACGCCTCAGTATAGGGTAAACCTATTCGACCAAATACATGATCTGGTGTACCATGGCGGTGGTGGATTCATACATTCAGAAGTATACAACATGCCTATTTGGTTAAGAATATTTCACATTAATAAGATTAGTGAATGGAATAAAAAACAAAATGAAGAACTGGAAAAAGCTCAGGGCCAATCTAATATTGGAGACAATAATAAAGTAATGGGTCCTGCTGTTAATCCTAATTCTACATTTAATTATTAAAAACATAAGGGTATCGCAAGATACCTTTATCTTTTTATATTTATATTCGAATAACTATATAATACTATGGCTAACGGAGAAACACCAGATCCTAAAAAACAAGACGCTTATAATAAGTCTCAAAAAGAAACTATTCAAAACCAAAAGGAACTGAATAAGACGGGGATGGAGTATGCAGACATGCTTCAAAAATACCACGAACAACACACTGGTATTAACAAATCTATTCAAGGATATTTATCCTCTCAAGAAGATATAACTGGTCAATTAAGAGAACAATTAAAAAATATAGAGGGTAATAAAGAAGGCTTAAAAGGTTCTATTAAACTTTCTAGACAAGTTACAAATGCTATTAAAAATTCTATAGGACCCTACAATGATATAAAGAAAATTCAAGAAGAACGATTAAAAAATCAACGATTAGAAGAACAATTAAGAAACCAATCGAAAAAATTGATTGAAGAAGCAGGAAAAGATCAAGGAGATTATGTAAAAGAAATGAATGCTATTATTTCAAATGAGAAAGAAAGAACTAAAATAGCAAATGAAATTACAGACATTCAAAATAAAGAATTTGGATTAATAAAAGAAATTCAAGCAGCAGAAAAAGCAGGAAATACTGATGCTTATGTTTCTTTAAGTGAACAATTAGATTTAACAAATCAACAAGGTGAATCATTAATAAGACAACAAGGGGATTTAGAAGCTAAAAGGGCTTCCTTACAAGACATTACAACTCAAGAAGCTCAAGAAAATTTACTTTTACTTGAAACACAAGCAAATCTTGAAGGAGCTAATCAAAAATTAGACGAACAACTTCAAAAACAACTAGCTGTAAATAAGGCTATGGGATTAACTGGTGGAGCTTTAAAAACAGTTAATAAATTATTAGGAGGAGCTTTAGGTAACACAGATGAAATTCTAAAAAATTCAGAAGAACAAGTAAAAGCTTTAATAGAACAAAGAACCACCTATGATGAAATGGGGAATGTTATAGAAACAGGTGCCGTTTCTAAAATGGAAGGTTTTGGAATCCAAATAGGAGAAGTAGGAAAACAAATAAAAGGAAACCTATCAGATCCATTACTTTACCTTAAAATAGGTTTAGATTTTAATAAACAAGTTACAGAAATTCAGAAAAATTTAGGAGTATCTAGAGGAGAGGCAGCAGCAATGAGACATGAATTTTCTATAATGGCAGGTACAAGTGGTACTATGGCTATTAATTCTAAAGAAATTTCAGAAGCATTTGCTGCTTTAAATGAACAATTTGGAACAGCTTCAACAGCCCTAAGAGATGATATAGTAGTAGAAGCAGCTGAATTAATGAAATTAACAGGACAATCAGCTGAATCAGTAGCATCATTTGCTAAATTTGCAAATATATCAGGTAAACCTATGGCTACTATTACTAAAGAAGCAAGAGCAGCAGTAGTAGCAGCAGAAAAAGAGGGAGGAGTTAGATTAAATATAAATAAGGTATTAGAAGAAACAGGTAAAGTAGGAGGTCAAATATCAGCTCAATTGGGAGGAAATCCAGCTAAAATAGCTAAAGCAGTAGCATTAGCTAAACAATTTGGTATGGAATTAGAACAAGTAGCAAATACAGCTAAATCATTATTAGATTTTGAATCATCTATTGAATCAGAATTAGAAGCAGAATTATTAACAGGTAAACAACTTAATTTAGAAAAAGCTAGGTTAGCTGCTTTAACTGGAGATTATGAAACATTAACTGAAGAAATAAATAAAAATGTAGGTGATTTTGGTGATTTTAGTAAAATGAATGTTTTACAACAAGACGCTTTAGCAAAATCTTTAGGAATGACTACAGACCAGTTATCTGAACAATTACTACAAAAAGCTAATTTAGAAGAATTAGCACAAGAAGCAAGAGCAGGAGGAGATGAAGAATTAGCTCAACAATTAGAAAGAAGATCAGCAGAAGAAAAATTCCAAGATGCAGTTGTTAAATTAAAAGGAATATTCGCAGATTTAGTAGGAGGTCCTGTATCAGCATTTTTAAATATATTAACATTAGCTTTAGAACCTATTAATTATATAGTAACTTCATTTACTAAAATGATAGATGTTTTTAGGGGTGGAAATTCAGAACTAACAATAATGGAAAGTATTGTAGCGGGTATTGCAGGAGCTTATGTTCTTATAAAAGGTACAATGATGGTAATGAAAGGGCTACAAGTAGCAGGAAATGTATTAGCAGGAATTAGATATGGTATACAATTAGCAACTAATAAAGCTAAAGCCCAAGAAAATAAAACGGTAATGGTAGGATTAGGTAGAAGTGTAGCAGTTATGGTTGCTAAATTTATTGGTGGTTTTGCAAAAGACCCAATTACAGCTATTATTGGTACTGTACTAGCTTTAGCCCTAGCAGGTACTGTTTTTGCTATGTCTAAAAAAACAGGAGATTTAGCAGCAAAAGGAACAGGAGGACCTATGGTAATGACTTCACCCCAAGAAGGAGGATTATATCAAGGAACATCAAATGATCAAGTATTAATGTCTCCAACAGCTGTAGATGATGCTATGAAACCTAAAACACAACAAATAACAGCTTTAGCACCACCACCACCACCTCCACCACCAGCAAATAATGCAATGAACGAAAAAATGGATGCTTTAATTGCCGCTACTAAAGACCAAAAACAAGTACAAATAAAATCTGTTACTTCAACTAGCTTATGGGATGATGGTAATCCAAATGCTAAAGGAACTTACCAAAAAGGAGTATTAAATGAAACAGAATTTGCATAAAATTAATATTTATAAATAAAAACAACAATTATGGGATTAAAAGAATTAAAATCAAATTTAGACCTAGTACAAGGAGAAGGATCAGTAGGGGGTATGGCTGATCTTACTGTACCTAATTTCCAACTTGGAAAAGAAGAAGCCTCACAAAAACATATAGACAGTCTACAAGCAGTACCAGGAGGAGATAGTAATTCACCTCATCAAGATATGGATGGTCAACCTGGGCCTCAATTTCAAAGAGAAAGAGATATAGCTTCACAAGCACACATAAGCTCTTTAGCTTTAGTACCAGGGGGAGATAGTAATTCAGCTTATCAAGATTTAGATGGACAACCAGGTCCACAATTTCAAAAAGATGTAGACGCAGCTACACAAGCGCATGTGGATTCATTACTATCAGTACCAGGAGGAGACAGTAATTCACCTTATCAAGATTATGACGGTAATCAACCACCAGCTTTTCAAAGATCAGTAGATGACGCTACTGCTCAATCATTAAATAGTTTATTTGCTGTACCAGGTGGTTCATCAAATTCACCATTTCAAGATAGAAATGACGGTGTAACACCACCAAAATATTTAGATAACTTACCAAGCTAAAAAAATGGGTTTAAAAAAACTAGTATCTGATCTTACACAAGGTCTTAAAGCATATCCTAACCATAATAACCCTTCAACTTCAGGAGGATTTAATTATGGTTCAAGTACATCTGTTTTTGATACTGGAATTTTTCAACAAAGATCTTTAAGGTATGATATAAATAATGAACATCATACAAATCCTTCTCCTTTAATGGATCAAAATTTACCTAGAGTAAATGAAACCCCAAGAGAAATGGGGGATGGAATATTAGATGGTTTTACTAGAGGGGGAATATTAGTAGCAGGAAAAAGAGCAATCCAAGATACAGCAAGAATAGGTAAGTTTTTACTTACAGGAAATGGTTTAAGATTTGTAACTACACAAATAGGATTACAGAAAATGAATCCTAGAATTCAAGAGGGAGACCCAGGAGGAATAGGAGGTTTTTTAGGAGATTTAGGAGAACAATATTTTAACACAGATTTTGGATTAAAAGCTATTAATAGAACTTATAATCCTCTAAATACATTAGCTCAAATACCTGTTAATTTTACAGGAACTCATCTTAATAGAGCAGGAGTAGATCCCACTATACCCGAAGAAGCAACATATATTAATTTACATGGAGAAGGTAAAAAATTTGATGGTGATATAGCAGGTACTTTTGATAGTCGTAAAGGATTAGTAGGGGGTAATCGTTTATTAGGTTTAGCTAAAACCCATTTAAATTTAGACACTGAAGGATTCGAACCACAAACTGAAGAATTTGATGGACTTTTTGATTTAGGGGGACTATTTAATAATATTTCGGATTTTATAAACAATACAGGCCCTCAAATATCAGATTTTTTAGGTTTTACTAATTCACAAACTTTAGCAGCTCCTTTATATGAGTATAATGGGGGACCAATGTCATCAGCAGGTTTAGGTAAAACTACAATAAAAAGATATGAAATAACTTCAGGAGATTTAGATACTCGTGGTAATCCTTTAACTTTTTCAGGTATAATACAACAAAATTCTTATAATAATTTAAATTTACCTAATTTTGATAGATATAGATATTATTTATATGAAGATCAAAACATGGGAGATAGAAATCCTTTAACTGGAATGGATTCAAGCATCACTCCTACAGGTATATTTAAAACACGTTTACCTGAACCAGGTAAATTAACATCAGGATATATTGAATCTTTTACACAAGAAGTAGACCCTACTAATAGAGTTTCAGCAATAACCCCAACAAACTATATACAAATTACAGATGAAGGTTTTGGAAGAGCTGAAGGGCAAATAAAAAATATTA